TCTTTGCCATAATATAATATATAATAAAATTAATAAAAATAAAGGGACTGGGAAATTAATCCCAGTCTCTTTAAAATAATTGTGCTTAGTTTAATAACATGAAGTTATTAGCACCTTGTGTAATTAAACATCTTTCAGATAAATAATTTACTTGCATTGCGTCTAGGTCAGAAGTTTGAGCTCCAACAGATCCAGTAATCCAAGTTTTCATTTTTCTTGATTCAGTTTGAGACGCTCTGTATCTTACGTGTAAGAAAGGACGTTTCATGTTTTTACCTAACTGCTCATCATATACAGAAGATACACCAGCTGGTATAACAACACCTCTAATAGCGTTAACAGTATCGATACTTCCACCTCTAGTAGACTTATCGTTTAAGTATTTCATGTCAGACTTGTAGAAGTCATAAGAACCTCTTCTGAAACCAGAGAAACCTAAGTTTAACGCCATATCTTCTGAGTTGTCAAATACTCCATAAGAAGTACCACCAGCTCCATAAGAATTCATTGAAGCTAACATGTCATCCATCGCCAAAGCTGTTGCTCTGTTTACAAACATCATGTTTTCTTCAATAGCGCCATTTGCATCAAACACTGCCAACATAGCGTCAAACTCAGCTAAATCAGTAGCTGCATTTACACCAGTAACACCAGAAGATTCATGACCTCTTGAAGTAATAGCAGCAAATAAACCTTCAGTACCAACAGAAGTATTATTAACACCTAAACCACCAGTAGCATCGTGAATAGTCGCAGTTGTATCAGCTATTTCAGATTCTAACATTGACATTTCTAAATAATCAGCAAAACGAGCTCTAGTGTCTCCTTCAGCTTTTAAATACCACATGTAACCTGATTGTCCGTCTTCACCAGAAGTTTCGATCCATCCAATTGAAGCTGTGTCAGATCCAGAAACAATGTAAGTATCTTTAAGGATAATTGGCTTGTTTTCAAAAGATTTGAATTGAGGCTCATTAGCTAAATTTTGTCCATCAACTCCTTTTGAGAATTCAGAACCATAAACATATAAACTAATCGCATCAGAATCTGCAAATACCGAACCAGTGCTTAAAGCAGCCTGTGAATAAGGTAAACATGTAATTCTATCGTGTGTACCAGCAGAAGTACCTCTAGCCGCTACAGAAACGTAACATTTAAGAGTTTTTGTTGCCGAAGATAATACCACAGTATCACCAACTCTAATACCATGAGTTACAGTTTGTGCTAAACCATCAATATCAGTATCGATTTCTACTAAACCAGAAGAAGCAGTAATAACTGTTCCTTTGTAAGATAAGTGTAACCTACCTTGTTCAGACCATACAACTCTATCAGAGCTCATAGCCTCTTCAGCACCTACTTGAGCAAGAAACCCAGCTACGGTTCTTTTTCCGTAAACCTCAGCTTCTTTCTCCATAAGTTCTGGTAAATACTGTTGAGCCCAATCGTTGTTCCCAGCAGTAAAGTCTAAATAATTTGTTACTAAAGTAGCTTGCTGTGCAGCAGGACGTACTTGAGTATAACTTGTAATTGCCATTTTAAATTTGTTTTAAATTGTTATTTGTTTTTGTTTTTAATTTTAAACTTAAAATCAGAAGAATTATCACCTAGCACTTTGAACTTCATACCACCTGCTTCAATTTTCCCATGACTTTGTCTCGGGTTCATATCTACGTTTTTGGCTTTAGCAATGCTATTTTTCATAGCATCAGCTTTTCCTTGTTCGTAAAAGTGTTTTGCAACAGCATCTGCGTTCATCGCTGTGTATAAAGATTTATGATAGCCCTTGGCGTCTGTTAAAGCAGAGTTTTTATCCAAAAACTTTTTGGTAAAATTGCTTATGTCGCTCTGAGTATTTTTAATCTCTTCAGCATTGTTTACATTAAACCTGTATTTCTTGTCACCGACGTTGTATTCAAAACCTTTGAACTTGTCGTTGAAAACTTGTTCAGTTTTCTGCGTAAAAATATCAGAGTTCTTTTTAACTGTTTTTTGAGTTGCTTCTGACTCTTTGTTGTACCTATTAAAAAAATCAACTGCTTTTTGTTGCTCACCCGTAAGTTTGCTTCCAGCTTTGATCTCTTCATAGTATCTAGACTTTTGCCCGTCTAGGTGGCTTTTAGCGCTGGCAACTTGCTCTTTAAGCGCTAATTTTTTTCTACGTATATCTCTATCGTCGTCTACATCTTCGTCGTAAGAGAATGTGTCTTCCATAAGGAAGTTAATTTCTTCATTGTTTAAATGAGGTTTTGTTTGCTTGTAGTATTCGTATAATAGATTTTGATCATCTAATTTACTGTAATCTTGATTAAGCTTAACATAATCATTTAAATCCCCTCCAGTTTCTTCCATAAAGTCCATTAACTTTTGGATATTTTCTGGTAAAGGTTTTCCAGTAGCCTCAGCTTCTGCTATAGCTTCTTCAACCTGTTCTTCAACCTCTTCAACTTCTTCTTCAGTAATTTCTTCTAATACTGGAGTTTCTTGTGTTTCAGTTTCTGGTTGTGCTTCTGTCTCCTCAGTAACCTCTGTTACTGCTTCTGTTTCTTCAGTTTTTTCTTCTGCCACAACTTCAGTTTCTTCTTTCTCTTGTAGTGGAGCGCTTAAATCTACTTTAATAACACTGTCGTCACCAGCAGATTCAAATTTACTTTCATCGACTTGTTTAGTCGTTTCTTGGGTAGTCTCTTCGACTACTTTTTCATTTTCTTCTTCCATAATATAATATAATAATAATTAATAAATTCTAACTAGGGTCAAACGAACCTAAATCAAATCCTCCACCTAGTATATCATTACCTGCGGACTCAAAGTTTTTAGGTGGTTTTCCACTATTTCTTTGCTCAATCATCTCTGATTGCTGTGTTGCTTGTATTTTTGTTCTTTCGTCTTTACGATCTTCTTTTTGCTTTTCTCTATCTTTCATCCCATCAACCTCAACCCCTTTAAGTTGCATGTTATATTGAAACTCTAACGCCATTAGCTCTTTTTTCATTTGAACCTCTTGCATCATTTTTTGAGAATCAACTTGAGCTTGCATTTGCATTAACTCTGCTTTACCAGCATTTAATGCTTGATTTTTCTGAACATCTGCTTGAGCAGCTGCTTGTGCTGATTGTTGGTTTAGCTGAGCTTGTTGTTGCATGTTTTGCTGTTGAATAGCTTGATCTCTTTCAATTTTCTTTTTTCTACGTATTTTAAGAAGCTGATTAGCTAATCTAACATTTCTTACTTCTCTAAGATCGATAGCATCTTCCAAGTCTATAGTTTGTTGTTGTAAAGCCATTTGAATATTGTTTTCCAAAATTGCTTTTTCTTCTTCATCTGGCATTAACTCTAAAAATATACCAAAGTCATATAAATGAAGGTTTTTCATTTCATCTAAAGTAGCAACATTATGTGTACCTATAGCTTGTATAAAAGCATCTTTAGTTGGTGAGTATTCTATAATATCAGATATTCTAAGCGACAAACACTCTGCTGTTTCAGCTGTTAAAAATAAACCAGCTTGTAATATATGCCTTGTAGCTGTGTTTGAGTTTGCTGCTGCAAGTTTTTGAATACCTACTAAAGCGTTTTTATCTGGCATACCACCATCTCTAGCTTCATTAAGACCGGTTACATCTCTTATCATTTGTAAGTAGTAATTGTAATTACCAATAAGAGCTTGCATTTTGTTTCCACCAGATCCAGATGTAATTTCTTGAATAGGTACTTTACCCGGGTTCATGTCACCATCCTGAGTGAATGATCTACCAATAACACTACCTGTTTGGAAGAACATGTTTAAAGCTTCTTGTGGATTATAGTTTGTTCCGTTGCCTAAATCTACCTCAGCTAAACCATCAGCATCTAAGTAAACGCCATCTGGAACCATTCTAGACATTACTTGTTGTAGCTTCAAATGTGTTAATTGAATCATATCAGCAAAACCAGTTACACGTTTTACTAATGAATCAATCTTACCATTATACATTCTAGGTGCTACTATAGCATAATTCATTTTAACCTTAGTAAAATCACTTTTAGGACGCATCATATTTTTAGACATTTCCCATTTAAGTAGTTTATCCGTGCCAAGTATCATTGCACCATCATAAAGGCATTCTATAGATCTTAACATTCTACTATAACCACCTTCTTTATCTTGTGGGGGATTAAAAGAATCGTCTTTAGGTATAATTTTATCAGCGCCAGTTCCAGTTTCTTTAACTTTATAAACCTCGTTCATGTAAGTTTTGTAATTAAAGTACAAAACCTGAATAGTATTGTTATCTTCTTTATCGTAACTATG